TGGGGCTTAGGGCGCGGCTGGCAGTTGATGACTGAGGCGAGCGTGTGGCATGCGGCGACAGCGTTGGTTGTTTGGTCGTTCGGGTGGTTCGGATGGTGGTTGTTCGCGGAGATCGGATTGGAGGCGTGATGACTTGGTATTACGAGTGCGTGGCGATTGTAGTCGCTACGTGTTGGGCGGTCGGGCTGATCCTTTTCCTTTGAGCATGAGAAAGCACCTTTTCCGTCAGTTGGTTTTGGCTCTTTGTTTAGTCTCGTTGCTCGTTCAGCAGCAGGCAGCGAGGGCGCAAGCGATTTTGACGCCTCTGTTCGAGGAGGAATTTACGGGCGTGGTCAACGAGGTGGTGGACTCGGCAATCCGTTCGAATCTGGCGCGCCGTGGGATCACTGTGGCTGCGAACGACGCGACGATGGCTTCGACGGAACAGTACGTCGGTGAGGCCGCAAATGCTGCGTCGTATGCGTCGGCGGGCTTGACGGCGATTGCTTCCATCGCGGGCGCTCCGGTGTGGCTGACGGCGGCGCTGGGTGTGGGTGCGTTGGCGGCGGTTGGCGGTGTGGCCTGGGGTATCTATCAGCTCACTCAGAACAATGGGCTGGGCGGTACCACGCCAGACGGCAATCCGATGCCGGAGTCTTTGTCGTTGACGCCTAGTACAGCGGTAACGCCGGCTGGTCCTCAGTCGTTTGGCTCTGAGACCACTTTCGTGCAGCCTGGTTGTACGCAGTTTGTTGCGTGCACGAACGGATCTGTGGCACAGCTGCCGGCGAACGTGCAGTGGTATCAGGGCGGTTATAACTACTCGGCTGGGATGGTGCAGGGGTGTGCGTCTGCCGACGACTGCGCACAGCAGTATGGCGTATCGATGGAGAACTACTATTGCCAGGCGGGCGGCAATCAGGGTTGTTCGTACACGTGGACGGATTCCGTTTCTGTTCCGAGCTATACGGTTACGCTCACGTGGAACGCGAGCAACTGCGTGTTGGATTGCAACGCGAATTTTGTGACGGGTACTGGCGGGCCGCAGCGCAATCCTAACTACCCTTCGACTGCGACCGGTACGTTGTCCGCTCTCGATAACGACATCAATCAGTCTATGTTGTCGTCGGCTGTGCCGCCGCAACTATTGGCGGATATGGCTAATCAGTTGTGGAAGGACGCTTCGGCTGAGCCCGGTTATACGGGTGAGCCTTATTCGGCGTCGAATCCAATTACGTCGGCTGACGTGTCTGCTGCGCCTGAGACGGCGACGTGGACGGACTTGTTGAGCGCGCCTGCGCCTGTGGGTAGCACTGCCATTCCCATTTCACCTACAGCTTCGACGTCGACGTCGACCGGTACTGGCACTTCGACCGGCACAGGTACGGGCACGACGGGTCCGTCGACTACTTCGGAGAATGACTGTACGGAGTTTCCTAATGCGTCGGGTTGTGAGCCGTTGGGCACTGCGCCGGCTGCGCCTGCAATTCCTTCGAGCGCTACGTCCGTCTCGATGAGTCCGTGGAGTATCGGGCCGACAACGGGGACGTGTCCTGCGCCCATTACGGTTGCAGTTTTGGGTACATCGATAGTTTTCGATTACACGGCGATTTGCACGTTTGCGGCCCGTGTGGAGCCGTTGGTGTTGGCTCTATGTGCGCTTGGTGCAGCGCTGATAGTTGTTATGGGGCTTAAGTCATGAGTTGGGCTACATGGCTTCTCTCGCTCGTACAGCCGTTGATCGTTCAAGGGTTGATCGCGTTGGGCGTCGGCGTGCTCACAGTGTCTGGGATTGACCTAGCGGTGAATCAGGCGATGAGCTGGTGTACGTCTGCGGTCGGGGGGATTCCTTCTGACATGCTGAATGTGCTCGCCATAGGCGGATTTTTTCAGGGTATGTCGTACGTCGGCGGGGCGATCAGTGCGCGTATCGCGATGGCCGGTGTGTCAGGCGTCGTTAAAAAGTTCTTTCTTTCCTAAAAAAATGATAACTCTCATCACCGGAACCCCTGGCAGCGGAAAGACGCTTTACGCGGTTTGGCTCTTGCAAAAGGAGCTGAAGGCGGGGCGGCGGCTAGTTGTCGATGGAATTAAGGATCTGGCAATCGATCACGAGCTGGTGGACGAACCTTGGATTCGCGACTGGTACAACCGCTGCGAGCAACACGATTTGATCGTGGTCGATGAAGTGCAGCGCGTTTGGCCGCCGCAGTCGGTGAGTGTGAAGCCGGGGGAGGATATTGAGAGGCTGCACGTGCACCGTCATAAGGGCGTCGATTTCATCATCATTACGCAGCATCCTCAGCGGCTGCACAAGACTATCCGTGACCTCGTGGGGCGTCATGTTCACGTGCGGCGGCTCTTTGGTCTGAGGCAGGCGATGGTGTACGAGTGGGATCACTGCCATAACCCGAACGCTGGCTTCCGTGATGCGGTTAAGACGCGGTGGGGCTATCCGAAAAGCGTGTTCAAGTTGTACACGAGCGCAGAGGTTCATACGAAGCAGAAGGCGGTAGTGCCGAAGGCTCTTTTCATGATCCCGCTAATGCTCGTCGTGGGTGGCTTTTTTACGTGGCGGGTTTTGCATGACGTGGCGCCTGGTTTGTTTGGCAAAAAAGCTGGGGCTGTCGCGGGTGCGAGTGTTTCTACGGACGGAACTAAAAATGGAGCGGTCGGTAGTTCGAGTGTGTCCGCGTCGTCGAAGTGGCGGGTCGCCGGCCAGTATTCGGTGGATGGCCGTGGCTATGTGTTGTTGGCTGACACGAAGGGGCGGCTGCGTAGTGAGTCGAGCGATGAATTCCGGGGCGATACGTTGCGTGTTGAAGGTGTCGTAGATGGTGAGCGTGTGGCGGTGTGGACAGGCGGCGGTGACGATGTGATTGCTACTGCAAAGGGGGCGGGGAAATGAGGATTGTCCTTGGCGTGGGGCTGTCGATGTGGGCGGCGAGTGTGTTCGCTGCTGACGTGCCGGCTCTCCCGTTGCCACCTTTGCAGGGCGGGCTGGTTCAGGCGGTGGCATTGCCGGTGGTGCCGCTTGTGCCGTTGCCGCGCGTGAAAGGTGGGGCGTTCGATCTGCGTTTCGTGAACGTGGGTCAGCTTGTTGACCTGCTGTACGGCGATGCGATGCATACACCTCACGTCATTAGCTCGGACGTGTTGAATGACACGCGTGTGGTGTCGTTTCAGTACGACGGTAAGAGCGGCGATCTGCGGTCGTTCGTCAAGGTGTTTCTGGAATCACTCGGCTTCAAGGTCGAGACGAAGGACGGCGTGGACTTTGTGAGCCGTAAGGATGGGGCTGACGATAAGGACGCGGCGCGCGAGACGTTTGTATATAAGCCGAAATACCGTTCGGCAGAGTACCTGGCGAAGCTCGTGCAGCCGCTGTTCGCCGGCCGCATGAGTGCGGAGCTGGATCAGGAGCTGACGCGAGGCGCGCAGGACGCTAGCTCGGCTTCTAAAGTAGCTCCGGTTGGCGCGTCCGCTGCCGTGGGGTCGCCGTACGGTGTGGCGGTCGGTAGTGGGCACGCTGCGGGGCTTCCGTCGTCTGTCTCGTCGGCAGATGATTTGGTGTTTTACGGAAAACCGTCAGAGATCCGCGATTTGAAGAAGGTGTTGCCGGAACTGGATACCGTCCCGGGCGAGGTCGTGGTGCGGGGTTGGGTATACGAGGTATCCGATACGGATTCGAAGAACTCGGCGTTTTCGATTGCTGCCCACGTGTTGGATGGGCAGTTGGGCATATCGAACGGCGCGACGGGGGTCGATGCAACGGCGCTGACTTTCGACGCTCATTTCTTGAGCATGGCAATTTCTGCGTTGAGTGCCGACACGCGGTTTAAGGAGGTCAGCGACCCGCATGTGCGCGTGCTGTCGGGCGAGAAGGTGAGCCTTAACGTGGGTTCGCAGGTTCCGACGTTGGGAAGCATTAGCTACCAGGGCGCGACTGGCACGCCCGTACAGTCCGTCGACTATCAGGACGCCGGGGTTATTTTCGAGGTGCGGCCGACCGTGATGGCGGATGCAATACAGGTGCAGCTCGATGAGCAGATCTCGAGCTTTGTGCCAACGACGTCCGGGGTCAACAACTCGCCGACGAAGAACACGCGCGAGATGACGACAACCGTCAGCATGAGGGACGGCGAAGTCGTGGTGTTAGGTGGCCTAGTTCAGGAATCAGACACCTTCACGGTGAACCACGAAGGGTGGTTGCCGCGCTTCATGGACGGGCGCAGCGGGTCGAAGGGGCGCACCGAAGTCCTGTTGGTGTTGCAGGTGCAGCGCGTGGAGGCGGTGGCGCTGTGACAGGGTGGCGGGGCGTGCGCTGGGGTCAAGGCTCGCGATAGCGACCCGTAGGGCTTGGCCTTGATGCCAGCTACACCACCGTAGGCTCGCGGCATGGGTTGTGTCGGCCACAGGACGGCGCAACCCATGCTGACCGGAGGCGGGAGGTGGCACGTGCGGTAGGAGTTCGATTGCGCTTCGACGTCGGGCGGGCCGCGGCGATAGCGCGGACAGCCGGGCGCGCGAAGCGCGCCTATCTTTATATCAGGGACACTTAACGGATGAGGATGACTATGGCACGTATGACGAGGTTGGATTCTGACGGGAGGGTTGAGCAATTGCTGCAGGCGTTTGCGACCGTCGCGCAATTGAACGGCTGTAGAAGCCTTTTTAAATTTGTTGCTGACTCAAACGTGGTGTGTGATGCACGCGACTTTGAATTCGCTGTGAGGCTGTTTTTTTACGAAGTCGATTCAAAAGAACGTGCGTCGTTTGATCTTCATGTAGCCGGGCAAGCGCAAGATGAGTTTTTCGCTTGGGTAGGTGTCGCTGAAGAGTTCGAGCCCCGAGTGGTCCAAGAGGCAACGGCCTCGCTAGGTGAGATGTCTTGTCTGGTGACGGGGTTTAGTTTGCCGCTTTGACGTTCGAAAGAGAAAGACGTAAAAAAGCCCCGACCGCTGCAACGGTTCGAGGCTCGTACAACAGCATTACAAGGACTAGTTGCAATGCACGACGACAGTATAGGTAATTTCTCGGCGTTTCGCCGCGAATGGGTGGTTCGTGGTCGAAATTTTGGTGACGGGCAGGTTGAGGTTACTGCGACGCGCTTTGATCGGTATGTGGGGGCGCAGGCGTTGAGCGGGCTGCCGCGTGCGAAGCGCGGTGAGTCTGAAAATACTGAGCAAAATCAGATGGACGCCGCTAAGCGCGCTCGGAAGCAGGCGCGGTTGCGATGCAAGGCGATTGGTGCCGATCACATGTTGACGCTTACGTATGCAAGCAACATGACGGATAAGTCGCAGTTAAAGAAGGATTTTGATGCTTTCCGACGCAGGTTGTCTCGCATTCGGGATTTTCACTATGTTTGCGTAGCAGAGAGGCAGCAGCGTGGCGCATGGCATTTGCATATCGCGGTCAAAGGGCGGATGAACTATCGCGTAGTGCGAGCGGTTTGGTGCCGCGTGATTGGCGAGCGGGCTCGTGTACATGTCAAGAATCCGTTTCGCGAAAAGGGGCTGCGCCACAAGCTCGCTTCGTATCTTTGCAAGTACATGACGAAGGATTTCGCGGAGCACGCGGTTAACGAGAAACGGTATTGGACTAGCCGTGGGGTCGTGGTGCCCGAGGTCAACCTTATTGCGCATTTGTTATCGGGTGACCCGGTTGAAGCGATTAAAAGTGCGTTTAACGCAGCGTTGAGGGTTGGCTCGACGCTGGATCGGTGTCAGTCGTATTGGAATGAGGACCTTGGGTGTTTTTGGCTTGCGACAAGAGAGCAATGAGGGCGTTTGACATGTTTCTTTCGGAAGAAGAATTAGTACAACTTACGGGGCGAAAGGTGAAGGCTAAGCAAATAGAAGCGTTGCGGCGTATGGGCATTGCATTTTTCGTTAATGCGCTGGGTCGGGCGGTGGTTGCTCGGGTCGCGGTCGAGGGTAAGACGGACGCCGTGAAGCAGGTTATGTCGCGCTCGTCTTGGGTGCCTCGCGTATTGGCGGGGTGATATGGGGCGTCGTCCGTCGAAGAATCTGAATTTGCCGCCCGGTATGCGAGCACGAAGGCAGCGTAGCGGAGTTGTTTACTACTACTTCGATGTTGGGGGCGTGCCTCGCAGAGAGATTCCGTTGGGGGCGGACTTTGTGGAAGCGGTCCGAAAGTGGTCGGAATTGGAGGCGCAAGGGCGCGATAAGCATTCGGGGCTAGTGACGTTCCGATATGCGGCTGAGCGTTACGTACGGCAGGTGTTGCCGATCAAGTCGCGGCGTACGCAGCGTGACAATTTATTGGAGCTGGAGAACTTATATAAATTTTTCGATGATCCGCCGGCTCTGCTTGCCGATATCAAGCCAGTCCATGTGAAGCAGTACTTGTCGTGGCGCAGTGAGCTGGCGAGAAAATGGTATATCGAAAGGAAACGGACGGTTCCTGTGCAGCCAGGTCACGTTCGAGCAAATCGTGAAGTCGCATTGTTCTCTCATATTTTTAATTTCGCTCGCGAGCACGGCGTGACTGATGCGGTGAACCCTTGTGTTGGAGTGCGGCGTAACAAGGAAAGCGGTCGTACTGTATACGTTGAGGACGACGTTTTCCAGCGCGTTTGGGAGGTGGCTGATCAGCCTACGCGGGACGCCATGGATCTGGCTTATCTGACGGGCCAGAGGCCGGCGGATACGTTGAAGTTCGCGGAGAGTGATATTCGCGCCGGCGAGCTGTGGGTTGAGCAGGGTAAGCGTGGCAAGAAGCTTCGCATCACGGTGTCTGGTGAATTGGCGGTGGTGATTGACCGAATTCGGGCACGCAAGGTCGCGTGTGACGCGAAGTGCGATGCGCTTGTGGTGAACGAGGATGGTGAGCGCCTGATGCGTGATGCGCTTCGTTTTCGCTTTGACCGTGCGCGCCTCGCTGCGCGAGTGGAGAAGGACTTGTTCCAGTTTCGAGATCTGCGTGCGAAGGCCGGTACGGATAAGACTGAATCGGCAGGCGATATTCGAGCGGCGCAGTTGCAGTTGGGCCATGCGTCGTTAAAGATGACAGAGCACTATGTTCGTGAGCGCAAGGGCGATAAGGTTGGCCCTACGAGATAGGCTTCGGTCGCAGTAACGCGTGGGTAAGTGGATGTTTTTTCTCTGGAGGATGAATGCGTACGGTCACTATCGGTGTGGAACCCGTCGAGGTTTCAAGTTCACGGTTCGTTGCCGCGATGCGAGGCGAAGCTCAGGGCGAATTTATAACCTTTGAATCGGCGCACGACTTGCTGGAGACATTGTCGCCTGACCGCTGGGAGATTTTAACGGTGCTCGCGGGACGTGGCCCTATGTTGGTCGTGGACGTTCAGCAACTGGTTGGGCGTGCTTTGGAAGGTGTCTGCGCTGATTTCAAGCTGCTCGTGGAGCGGGGCGTTGTTGACGAGGATTCGCAAGGTTGCGTCGTCTTTCCATATGACCGTGTGCGAGTCGGATTTGAGTGGCTTAAGTGAGGGCTAGGTACCGTTTTCGACGGGCTGTTGATGGCCTTCCGGGGCTGCGCGTTGACATCAAGTTTGCGGTCGGCGATCCGCAGACCGGCCGGGAGTACGTTTGCCAACGAAAGAGGGCGGGGTGGGGCCAGGTTGATGATATGCGTAGGTGGAGCCGGGAGTGTATGGGCGCATGCATAGGTCATGTCATCGCAGAAACTAACCATTATGGTTAGGTGGATGGTGCGATGATCGAATTTGTCAGGTACAATAACTCGTAAGAAAGGCGGTAGAATTCAGAAAAACAGTTATAAATCAGTGGGTTAACAATGTTCTTGCGAAGTGATAAGTTACTTTGTTCGCATTGTTTAGCTTGCTTAACGTACCAGACCTAACCATAATGGTAACAAAGGGTGCAGAGCCCAATCGGGCTAAGCTTTCGCCGCTGCCTCCGCCTCGGCTCAGGTGGTCGCCACCGGGACCGCTCGTTCTCGATGAGAGCAATCGGTTTGTTCCCGGCTGTATTTATGAATTGAGTGTTGTTCAGCAATTGGTGTTGGTGAATGGGTTGGAGGTTGTGAACGATGCTGCGTCGGAGGCGATGCTTTGTGCCGGCGAAAGGCCGTTGCCGTCTCCCGTGTGGAGGCAGCGAGACGTCGTTGCTCTGATCTGCGAGCTTCAAGCTGACGATTACATAAATTCACAATGGTGCTTGACCAGTTCCAAGGCGAGAATTGACTGTGATGCTTACGCGATCGCCTTTTCACGTCAGCGAGGGCGTTGGGCAGGTGCCGAGAAGATTTATGTGAAGTTTGGATTTAGTCCTGTTACCGGTCCTTCGAAGGCTCTCATTTGTAGTTTGCATTTGGCTGAGCGATACGGGAGACGGAAGTGGAGAAAATGA